TTGGGGCCCGCCAGGCTTTTAGGACCTTCCAAAAGTCGGGATTCGTCACGCAATACTGTCGGTACAGGGACTCTACAAATTTCCATGATGCTGCTGAGTGCGTGCAGTCAAACATGCTGTAGTCGCACCAAAAGTACACCCGCGTGAACTTGCCGTCCCAATCATGGTTAAACCAGCGATCTACCTCTTCCGGGCATCGGGATGCGTACTGGATTCCGTATCCCTCGCTGGAGAACGCAGTCTTCAGAGCATGGACGAAGGGCTTGAGAATAGGCCCCGCGATCACATGTGCCACATCGTGCGGCCCCTGGATCAAGCGGTTCTTTGTCTCCTCGACTATTGTTAAGTCGAGCCCTTGCTCAAAGGCGTTCAACAATTCCAGTTTGATAAACGAAGAAAACATACCATGAATGGGCAGGTACCCGGTTTCTTGGTACTGCTTGTAGGCGCGTTCCAATGCACGCCTGCGCCGCCTTGGCATGGAAGCTATCCACGCCTCGACTGTCAGTGGCTCAACTATTGGAAAATTTGGCATTATGCAATCTTTCATCGCATACGCCATCTCCCAGTAGGAGTCCTGTGGCGTGTATTTCTTCCGTCGAAACACACGACACTTCACTGCGTCATAGGCAGCGTGAATGCCGGGGGTCGCTACTCTCGGTGGTGCTCCACCAATGAGAAACCCTACGGCCCAAGCAGCGTGGATCGGTTCGGCCTGCCATCCTTGCCGATCCTGCGGTGTCAAGTAATGCGGCAGCTTGAAGTTCAAATGTTCAAACTGTAAGCCGCCTTCCAGGGGTAGGGACCTTGTTTTCATGTGGATTAGCCCAGGGGCCCCCTCTGGCACTGAAGCCCCCTCGACATACCACTGAGCTAGGCGAGTGATCCCTTGCACCTGGTCATGACACACGTTGCATATACCGTCCTTCCAACGGTATTTTTCGGGGCGGGCCCGCCCGCACCCCGGACACTCCTTTGTGTCCTGTCCGTCCAGTGGGGGCAGATCCCACGGGAGTGCCTCAAGCTCACTTTTGGGGGCAGTTGCTACCACCGTGTCCCCTGTGACGTTGATGAGGCTAAATAGCTTGTCCACTTCTTGCCCGAATTCCATCGGGTTCGTTGGGGCCCGGCCACTTGCCAAACAGTATCGCGTCACTAGCGAACCAAAGCACTTCGCCTCCTGGCGGACAATCCGTGTCTTCACGATCTGCTGCATCACTGCCAACGCCAACCGGTTTGGATCGTCGTCCTCGCTCATTAACCGGCCAGGCGGGGGCAGAGTGGCTTCCTTGGGATTGACCTTCTGGTGCCACTCGATGCCAGTTACCGTCTGTGTGAAACACGGGAAACAGGACAAACTACGCAGGCCATTGCTCAACCAGCGTTGCCGGTAGTTTTGCATACCCGCGAGGGCCCAATTCACTGGGTTGTAACTGTGCTCCACCTCGTATGAGGCATCCGTGACACGGAACAGCCAGTGCATGCACCCTCCCTCACGGAAGTGTCCGCTACGCACTAGCTGAGCTCCCCACCGGTAGCCATTGATGTAGCACTGAACCCCTTTGAGCCCGGGGTAGCGCGGGTGAAACTCGGAGACCACTATGTACTCGGCCTCCGGTGCTTCGGCGAACAAGTCTATGTCCACCAGCGTCACCCGCGCCTGACCGCGCCAGCCAACCATACTCCCGGGAGCATCCAACCCGCCATACCAGATATACCGGCGTGCTTGCTCAGGGGTCGTCCACCCATTGGCCTCCCTGTACTTGCACTTCAACATGTCTAACACGCCGGTTTTCCCCCGATAAACCACCGGGGTGTCGGTGCCTGAATCTATCAGCACCGGTGGAGAGTATTGCTCGGCCATTACCATATCAGGGAGGAACACATCCTCAATCCTTGGGGGCCCAGCCCATACCCTCCACAATTTGGCTGGCAAGCTGTCGGGAATTGCACTGACGCCC